TACCTGTTGAGCCTGAACCTGTGAAGGGGTCAAGCACCGTCTCATTAGGGGGACAATACATCTTTATCAAATACCTCATCAAGGCTATTGGTTTGACCGTGGGGTGGATGTTCTTTGCTACGGGAGCGTTGGTCCCTGTGTTCTCCTTGCGCTTCTCTACGCTCGTCTTACGGCCCAACCCACCAGCGTTTAGTTGGGAGGTCTTCGTCTCCAACCCATTGCATCCAAGGTTGCGTTCTTTCTTGCCGACCTTGGCGTGGTAAAAGAAACGACTGGCTCCTCCAAGTTTATCCTTTGGTGCGGATGCCTTGCCCTCTACCATAGAGTAGTCGTTGTAGATGGCGTTTGGCTTAGAGGCACTCGGTTCTTTACCGGTCGTTCCGTGTATCTGCCCCGTCTTCGGTGCCTGCTCATCCAGTATCTTTGTCGGGCAGCCATCAACACACTCATAAACCTCTCTAACGGTAGTTGCTTTCTTATGCTTGTAGTTCTTATCCATAAACAGCATCGATGAAGGTTTTTCGAAAAAGCCTTTATCTTTATCATTGGCAGCAAATGTATCTTCTGTCTCTCCAACCTTTACGCAGCCGTCGCTATGGGATAAGATAACATTAGCAGGGAACCTACCTATGTTTGTTGTGTTCGCACCCTTGACTGACTTACCTGTTCTTTGTCCGTGCGGGTTGTTCTCCACCCACTTATTACCAACACCATTTACGGTGATAGCCTCACTGCCTACCCTACAACCGTCAATGTTGATGGCCCCAACACCGTGCTTTAAAACATTTTTAGCCACGGTTAGCTTCTTTTCCAAAGGCTTACGAGCAATAATGATGGGCTCGTATCCTGGTTTGAGGTCCTCTCCTCCACCAACACACTTAAAGAAACGGCTGGCTCCTCCAAGTCCATCGTAAAGTCCGTTGTCTTCGCCCTCTTTGTTGCCTCCGTTGGTCCAACTAATACCTGAACCTCCGCTTGTATCTTTCTTTCTTTTGGCTTTAAAGAGTGAGCCCACCTTTGGTGCCTGCTCGTCCAGTATCTTTGTCGGGCAGTCATCAACACACTTAAAGAAACGGCTGGCTCCACCACTATCACCATAAGTGTCTCCTGCTGGTTTGCCCGTAGATGACTTCCAAATGCCTCCACTACCGCTTCCTTTGCTTTGCTTGCCTGAGCCCTTCTTGGTGCCGCTCTGCTCGTCCAGTATCTTTGTCGGGCAGTCATCATCACACTCATAAACTTTTGTGACTGTTCTCATCTTAGTGCTTTGATAGTCTGGGCACTCCTTCTCGCCAAAGCCAGACCACTCTTCCAGTTTGTTTATTACATAAGCATCTTCTCTTGTTCCTACCTCAACACAGTCAGGGTGGTGTGAGAGCATTACATTAGCAGGGAACCTACCTATGTTTTGTAGTTTTTCTTTTGCTTCCTTGTAAGTCACGGAGTTCTCATCGTGGTTTAGACTATGAAGTTTCTGTATTTGTCTTGGCTTAACATCGGAGAAGTCTTCACCCGGGGCACTTACCCTACATCCATCTATGTTGATGGCTCCAACGCCGTGCTTTAAAACATTTTTAGCCACGGTTAGTTTTTTCTCTATTGGTTTGCGAGCAATAATGATGGGCTCGTATGCTGGTTTGAGGGCTGTGCCGTAGCCTTCCCACTCGCTATTGCCCTTGGTTATGTCTGGTTTTGTGTCTGTCCCAGTATAAGCGTCCGGGTTAGTAAAGGAGTGGATGTTGGTATGCTGACCTTTGCCTACTACTTCTCTTTTTTTCCCCAACAACTTATCCACAGCCTTTCCTACATTATGAGACTTCGGAAACCCCTGAGCATAGAGCCACATCATACAGTCTCTTATCTCAAAGCCCGCGTCTTCCATCGCAACCATTACTCTGTGATGCTGACGGCTATGACCGAAGGCCACACAATAGGCTCCTGGTTTCAGTTTCGTTAAGACCTTCTCCCAGAACCTATCGTCTCCTGCTGGGCTGTTCTCTGTGTCCCACTTCTTTCCCATAAAGTTTATGAGGTAAGGGGGGTCAGTGATACAGGACCCAATACTATTATCTTCCATCTTGTCTAACGCGTCCATACAGTCAGCGTGAATAAGTTTAAACATTATATCTTTATCTCCGGTATTTCATGTTTCTTAGAGGATGGGTAGTCGTAATGACCTTGCTGTTATTAGCTACCGTCCTCTCTATCCATTTATCATAGTGGGCTTTCGGCAAAGCAATATCTTTTAGATACCACAACCCAATAGCCAAAGCAATACACCGGTCATCATGGAAACCATTAGGATGAACTGGTGCTAAGCCCTTGTCGTGTCTGACTAGTCCCCTTAGTTCAGTAAGGGTTTTATCATCTAGGTAGTTTATAAAGCCTTCGTCTAACATATTGCGTAGGTTTTCATAGATGGCTATTTTACTTTTAGAAGTGGTAGTGAAGGGCCGATAGTTAGTCCAACTATTAGCGTCCATCACTTCTTTAAAAGCGTGCCCGTGGTTATTTACCTCAAAACATATCATAGCACGATACTTCTTAGCGAGGTTCATAGTAGCCACAGTGAAGTCGTGTATAGACATTTTGTTAGAAGCAAGAATAGCCACTGGACTTCCAGTTGTTTTAGAAAGAACCATGGCTACACTATGGTCTTGCTCGCAACCACCGCCTACATCAACCCCAACAACATACTGGTCTGTTCGGTCGTATTCAGTAAAGACATTGACAGTGTTAGAGCCAACTGTTATCTTCTCAACAAACTCAAAATGTGTATCGAGGAAGAAGTTGGCGTCTGTGTTAGCATAGGCTTCTTCTAATGTGAGGGGATACTCTCTTTTAAACAAGCGAATATCTTTTATCTCAAATAGTTTCTTCCGTCTCCAAAACATTTGACCCATTGAGAGCTTATGCTTCTTTTGTATCTTCTCNTCATCAGGGTTAAGTGTAAAACTTTTTGGAGGCTTTACATAATACTGAGGAAAAGAAGACCAAGGCAAGAAAATAACATGCCAACTATCGTTGTATTGAGCCGCCTGAACTATCTTATGTAGAGCGTCTCCGTAATAGTTGGCCGTGCTTTCCAAGACAACACGACCCTCATTGACCGAAGCCAAGAGGGAAGCCAGGAAGTTCTCAGCGTCGTCATAGAAAGCGAACTCAGAGGCGTGTGCTGTGTTGTAGGTAAGACCACGGTTCTGGCTATCAGAACGCGCAGACATAGCCGACAAGACCGTCTCAGTGGTAGGATATCTAAGCTTGTCGTTCCTCACTGTGCTCTTACGCTGTAGTTCTGCCGGCAGAGTGTTATGAAAACGCTTATCAATGTTTAGGAGTTCGACAGCCGACCCCAACTTGTTAGAGATAATAACACTATTAATAGAGTGAGGAGCAGTATAGGCTTCCCAAAAAGCAAAAGCCCGACAAACGGTAGTCAAGCCCATTTGTCTAGCTTTAATAACGATAACGCGCTTATGCTTTTGGAGTGCTCTAATAACAGAAACTTGTTCGTCTGTTATAACCTCACCAAAGCGAATAAGCTTACCCTCCTTGGACTTTATTACCAGCCTCTTAATAAAAGATACTGGGTCCTCAAAGACTTTAGCTAATGCTGCGTTTCTTTTTTCTTTATTCGTCTTCACTCTTCTTGGAACTCTTGGGCAAAGCAGCCTGAATAGAGACGAGCCAGTTATCAACGGGCGAACTTCCGTTCTCTGACTTGACTTGAGTTCCTCGGAGTAGAACTAACATTGAGATAAGGTCGCTTACACGCGCGCCCTTCCAGTCGTTAGCTTCGAAATGTTGTATTAGCGTAGCGATGATGAGAGTGAGAGACTTTTCATAGTTGCCTTTCTTCAGTTCTCTAATAGCGCCGCCGCCATGTCTTTTACTCATTATGGGTTTCCTGTTGGTTGTTTGATAGACTGTTCAGTTGCCGCAAGGTCTGTAGGTCTTTCATAGACAAGTCAGTGTCCTCTACAATATGAAACATATTGTCAAACAGACAAGCAAGACTTATCTGTTTTTCGATGTTATGAAACATCTTTACTGTTATGTTCTTTAAAACATTTTCTTCTAAGTGGTCCTGTCGCCACTTCAGTTGGCGTAAGGTATTATCTATCCAGTTGTTGAGGTGAAGAGTAGAGAAGGTGTTCTCTTTGACCTTCCTGCCTCCTCCTTTATTAAGCCCCAATGGCTGCCTGCATTTTAGAACGGGCGCTCTTAAATATTGAGCGCACACACTCGTGGGAAAGTTGATGTTCTAAGCCCAATACTCTAAATGACTTATCCTGTTCCGCATAAGCAAAAAAGATATCCGCTTCCCTGTCTGTGAGAATAGACTTGGCTAACTCAACTAGGTCTTCGTATCTTTGTTCTGCTTCTGGGTCTTCCCTGGGGTTGTATTGTAGAGGGAAGCTATTTAACCAACTATCATTTGTAGGCACAGTTTTTATCCAGTCATCATAAAGAGGGCAGTCGACTACTTCTTGCCAGGTTTCGCAAGCTTCTAGTCTATCTGTATTTGTTTTTCTGCGAGGTCGCATTGTATTAGAAGGGTATGTTCGGGTCATATAGTAAATAGTATCATTAGTTTGTTAAGGCGACTTTATTTTATTTATCGCATCTATTACACTCTGGCCACCGATATACAAACCTGAGATAAGCACCCAGTCAGCAGAGGTAAGAAAACCACCAGCAGCCAAGGCAGTAGCCGTTGCCCACACAAGTAGTTTGCGAGAAACTAGTTTATTTAGTCCTTTGTCTATGGCCTGTTTCATCCAGTCAAACTGACTGACGGGTCGTTAGGAACCCTGATGAGACGATAGTATGCCTCAACATCACAGTTGCCCGC